GTAATGGATGTTCTTCATAATCCATTGTAATAGTAGGTTCATCCCAATATGTAATAATATTTTTAGCATCATTAAATGCAAGCATATAATGCATTGCAGTAATATAGGATTTCACATCACAAATCATGATTTCAATATTATCACCTACACTATTATTTACTTTAAAAATCCCTCCAGATTTACGATGTTTTGTGTAATCAACTGCTGCAAAATAATGGAGACGAATATCAGATGCTGTTTGACAACCAAATGCAAATGCTACTTTTTTTTCCATTGAAATTGCTGCTTTTGCTAATGCTAAACCGATATGTCTAGCAACACATACAAAAATAATACGATTTTTATTTGATAAACCAATAGGTGATAATGTTTTACCAGTACCAGTAGGTGCAGTATATAAAATCAACTTTGGAATAAATGTTTTATTTCCATCATTAGGACGACAAATAGAGAACAATTCTTTTTGATGCGGAAATAGTGTACGATCTTCGTATCTCAATAAATATGGATTTTTTTCAATGAATTCATAAGCATTTGTAATGATTTCGCTAGTTTTTGTAAAATTATTTATATATTCGACACAAGTATCTACAAACAACAATACATATTGATTCAAGTTTCGTATGGTCGCTTTTTTTAATTGTAATATAGTGTATAAATAAAATGTATATTTTTGTTTTCTTTTAATAACTTGACTTACCATATCTTTTACAAGATCTAATAATAAATATTCAAAAATTATTTGTTTATTCTGTTGTATATTATTTTCGAGATTTTGCAAGCGTATTGAATCTGCACTTTTCATATTTTTTAATTCTCCTCCAGAAAATAGTGGTTTTATTGTGAAATTCACGATAGGTGTATCTTTACAGTATTTTTTTATTATTGTATCAATTGGATCTTGAAAATATTTTTTATATAAGAAATATTCAGTTTCTGGTGTTTGTTCGATTTTTATAAAAGAATACATACTCAATGTATCATTTGTATGAATGTTTAAATCATCATATCCTTTTACAATCATTGCCAATATTTTTTTTTCATATTCTGATACAGGAACTTCTATAGTTTCCCATTCATTTTTAGAAAGTTTACTTTGTGTTAAATCCATAGTATTTTATTGTGTGTTTTTATACAATCAATAAAAATTATTATCAAAGTTCAATTTTTTATATATTCAATCCAATTACATCACTCATTGCATCAAATACTTTATTTATGATGTTATCTTCAGAAACTTCTTTTGATATAGATTTATCATCGAAAAAAATCTATTCCAGATGGAATAGAATGAATATTTTTTAATGATTTTCAATTTGTATCAACAAATACAGTATTTTGATAACATTCATCTTCGTTGCGTTGTCTGAAATATTCCATAATCTCATCTAGTAATTCTTTTGGACAATCTTTGGTGGGTTCTAAAACACCCATTTCGTTATTTGCAATATGTATACTAGGTGAAAAATTATGTTTCAATAAAATTTGCCATCGTTCTCCATATTTTCTATTTTTTTTCGAACCATGAAAATAATGTCTTATTACACCCGGAACATATCCTAAACGCAAAGTTTTAACACGCTCTTGAAATTCTAAAATAGACTGTTTATAATCATCAGTAGATCTTTCATTAATACCTCTCAATCCTTTTTTTATCAAAGACAGGGCCATAATGTTATCACCTGATCCTAAAATTGCTTTTTCATATAAACCTCCCATTTTTTCATAAGCTTTACGAGTACAAGCCCATGCAAATCCAGGATGCCAAAACCTGATTAATTCTTTAAAATAACGCAACTCCTTTACATATTGATATCCAAAACTAGTTAAGATGCTCATAGCTTCTTCATTTTCATTCATATCAATACACTGACTAAATAATTGAACAATATCTTTTGTTCCATTAAGAACTTTTAATGTATCCATAGCCCATGATGGATTTTCAAATTCTACATCAGAGTCGATCCATGCAAATGCTTTCCATTTTTTTGGCAACAAGTATTTAACCCCCATATTGACCATATTTTCTTTATGCCATATCGGAACATCAGTTTGAATTTGTAAATGGCGAGGATTTTTTGAATCGGTAATAATAAAACGTTGATTTTTATATGCATATTCTACAACATATATAATTACATCACTTTCCTCTAATTCCATACGATTTATAAATTCTTTTATTAATATATATCGTCGAGCATACAAACATGGATTAGAAATACACAATATAACATGTAGTTTATCTTCAATAGGGTCATTATTTTGAATAGCTTCCTTTATTACATTACGTTTATATTGAATATCATCGATCTCAATATTGTTAATAATTGTCATTAATATATAAATATATTATTTTTTATATATTTTAAATAATAAAAAATATATAAATTGAAATATAATATATATTAGTTATTAAATATGTTCTCAAATTTGTTTGAAACAAAATATAAAAAATTAATGTTTGAAGATATACAATTAGCAATACAATATCCTGAACAATATATTATTATAAATACAATGTCCATTAATGAACAGGATTGTTTGATAAAATATACAGTACCTTATCAAATGGAGGAGAAGATAATAAATGATTTGATTGTAAATTGTGATTTTCGAAAAAAAATCATTATTTATGGAAAAAATACAAACGATGAGAGTATAGAAAAAAAATACAAACAATTATGTGGATTTGGGTTCATGGAAGTTTATTTGTATGTCGGTGGTATGTTTGAATGGATGCTTTTACAAGATATATATGGAAAAGAGGAATTTTCAACAACAACAAAAGTTCTCGATATATTAAGGTATAAACCTGTCAGAACATTCGGAAGACATTATTTGGAATATTGAGAACGTGATTTTTTGACTAATTTCAAGCAAAAAATTGAATATAAATTATAGTAGTATAATTCTACAACAAATCAAAAATGGTGAGAAAGACACAGCAACAACGTAATATTAGTGAGAACAAAAGAAAACAAAGATATGATAAATACATATCTGAGGTCAAAGAGTTAACATTGAAAGCAACTGGTAATAAAGGGTTTATTTCATTTTACAAAAACTGTACATGGGTTCACGTTCCTAACCCCCTCTTAGAAAGTAGTATAACATGGGAACATTATTATTGTGATAAAGAACCAGGTAAATTATTTAACTTCTTTACTAAAAATAAATTGAGATTATTAGAAATGTATATGCCAAATTATTATGATTTTATAAATAAACACTATATATTATGTATTGAACTATTGAAAGAAACCGATAATATGTTTGGACATGGTCATGGTAGTATTTTGGAAAAAACGTATATACCTCCACGTGAATGGAAGGAAGGGCAACATTATTATAATGGCTCTTTATTTTGTCTGATTGAAAGACTTAAGCAGAAATTAGTTTTGTTAGAAAATGAAAAATCGAAATATGTACATAAGATATTTTTATTAAAGACGTTATTTACTAGCGATATTGTAAATAACGTTCAATCATTCATTTCTTCCACATATTCTGCATAAAATACAAAAATTTGTACCCGTGAAGATTTATACCAGTGAAGATTTGAAACCGCACCCCTACGGGGTGCTATGGTTCAAACTGTAACTGGTAACTTACTTGAAGAACAAATCGCTGTGCGGTTTGAATTCTTCAAGGGTGTAAAATGGTACACTCCAATGGAGCGTCATTTGAAATCGTAACTGGTAACTTAGTTGAAGAATTCAATGGTGTCCCATTTGAAGTCTTCAACGGTGTAAAAAATACAGAAATAAACCCTAATAATTGGAGTGACTTTTGTATTTTTTATTTATAGAAAAATATTTATTTACAAAAATAAATATCACAATACTGTAAATGGAACATTATTACAAAAATTTAGTAATTTTCAGTTTATTGATTATAATTTTATTATTATTTTTTTATTTACAAAGACTAAAATCAAATCAATTATTCAATCAAGATGAATATGAAATCACTAAACCAGTACGATACAATATCAATTTCATGGATGGTATTGATACTATTTATTGGATAAATCTAGATAGATCAATTGATAGACGTAATCATATGAATAATATATTCCAAGATCCCATATTCAAAAATATGAATATACAACGTATTTCTGCAGTAGATGGTCGTAATCCAAATAACGTGTATACAAAATTAAATTTCATGTACAAACAAAAAAATGACTATGAATATGCTTGTATATTATCACATTTAGAAACTATTCGACGTTTTTCTAGAACAAATTATGAAGTAGCTCTTATAATGGAAGACGATATAACATTAGAATTTAAACCATACTGGAGAAAAACCATTAAGGAAATAATTGATAATGCACCGTCAGATTGGGAAATTATACAATTATGCTATAACACAAATAATAACCCTAAGTTATTTAAATTATATGAAAGAAATATATCTAATAAAGCGGTTTGTGCAGGAGCATATTTAATAAATAATAGAACTGCTAAAAAATTAATTAATGATATTTATATAGATGGAAAATACAATTTAGAACACTATCTAATACATCATGCAGATTGTTATATTTTCAGTAAATCTATAACATATACATATAAATATCCTTATTTTATTTACAAATCAAATAATGATTCACTTTTACATCCTGAAGATTTAAAAAGTCACGAAAAATCAAAACTAAAAGTTATAGAAATGTACAAAAATTTAACTTCGTGAATATATACAAATTTACAAAATGTTTCTATAATGTAATTATGTAATGGTAAAAAAATATTTTTTGAACAAATTAAAAAAATTGAATACTATTGTATTATTATAATCTAATAATATAATAATATATTAATAAAATGTCCAAACCAATTATTATTACTATCGAAGGAAACATCGGGTCAGGCAAATCCACTATTTTAGAAAAATTAGAGGAATTCATGAAAGATAATAGTCGAATCATATTTTTAAAAGAACCTGTGGACATATGGGAATCAATAAAAGATACAAATACTGGCGAAAACATACTACAAAAATTTTATAAAAATCAGGAAAAATATGCATTTTCATTTCAAGTTATGGCTTATGCGTCCAGATTATCTATGATACGCAATATAATAAAAACCTGTAATGAAATTGATATTATCATTTGTGAACGTTCATTAGATGCTGATAAACATATTTTTGCAAAAATGTTATATCATGATGGTAAAATAGATGATGTTAGTTATCAAATATACAATAAATTTTACAATATGTTCGAGGATGAATTCAAATTAGACGGAATTGTATATATTGATGTAGATGCTGAAATTTGTATTGAACGCATTAAAAAGAGATCTCGTATAGGTGAGAGTGGTATATCATTGGAATATTTGCAAAAATGTAAATCATATCATCATGAATGGTTAACAAATACGAATACTAATGTTTTAAATATAAATGCAAATGTAGATGTTAGATATAATATGAGTGATCCTAATGATTTGGGCAATGAATGGTTGTATAAAATCAGAAATTTTATAAGTATTTTGACACCAAATAAAAAAAAGGCATGTTCTCTATCTTGGTCTTGAAGTTTACTAATATGCAGTTGATTTTTACCATAATTCACTTCATTATAATTTCATATACAGAATTAGTGTAAAAAACTAAAAAATTGAAATATACTTTTTTTATTTATAGAACTTATAAAATTAAATAATGAAATCTTTAATTGAATTCTTCTTGTACGCCATATTAGCTATATTATTTTATAGAAATATTTATATAAAAAATACTGCAAATACAATACATCATAATACATTGAATAAAAAGACATACAATAATATTTTTATTGAATATAATAATAGTTTTAACGAGTTTAATGAAAAACAATATGTATATAATCAAAGATGTAATAAAAATGATTATACACAACGTATAATAAACTATAATGATTATATTTATAAAGGACAAGTATTATATGGAATAAAACATGGTTGTGGTATCGTGACATATCATAATGAAATATTAAATGAAATAAAATATGAAGGAATTTGGGAAAATAATACAGAAAATGGATTTGGTATTTTATATAAAAATGATGTAACAATAATAGGTAATAAAAAAAACAATAAATATGATGGTTTAATAAAAATCCAAACTGATTTATTTACAAATATTTTAATAAAAAGAATTGACTGCATATTTGTAGATGGATTACAAAAATACTGTTTTGTCATCTATCTGAATGATGAATATAATTATATTCCAGAATATTATACAGAAAAATACAATTTTTATATAAAAAATTTAATATTATAAACACACAATAAATATATAATTAACGCAGGTTTTTTATTTCGATAATTATATATGTCAGTAAAAAACCCAATAAAAGCAATCGCATGGTTCAATGATAAAAAAATAAAGGGTCTTGTATATTTCACAGAGGATATAAAAAACGATGCTGTTATTATTGATATTCATTTGGAAGGATTGAAAAAGAATGGAAAACATGGATTTCATGTACATGAATGTGGAGATATGAGCGAACAATGTGAAAGTATGTGTGCACATTTCAATCCATTTGGTAAAAATCATGGATGTCCTGGTTCAAGAGAACGTCACGTAGGCGATTTAGGAAATTTAATAACAAATTCTAACGGTGTAGCACATTACAGAATGGTAGATGACATGATAAAATTACGCGGTACTAAGTCTAATATTATCGGACGTGGTCTTGTCATTCATGCAGATGAAGATGATTGTGGTTTAGGAGGACATGATGATAGTTTGAAAACAGGTCATTCAGGTAAGCGAATTGCATGTGCAGTTATTGGATATGCGAAAAACAAATAAATCAATTGAATTTCACAATAATCTTCACAGTCTCTTTTTTAATGCATTTACATGCACTTACTGATAATTCTTCACGTTTCTTACGCGTTTTTGTATTGTTATTATTAATCTCGATATTTTCATCAGAATCACCATCTGAACTACTACTGTTTGGACTACGACGTTTTGATGTAGTATTACGACTGTTCATATCTCGTTCAATATCATCATAGTTTTTTTCAATATAATCGATAATATTGTTCTCAATCGCCCATTTGAAAAAATTCAGTTGTCCGATTGTAGTTTCGATATATTTTTCATTGTCATAAGGAATACTAATACGTTCCCAGCGACAAAATGGATCAAATTTACGCTTACTATATGCTTTTAGTTTTAATTTATAATCATTATATACTTTGAATCGTATTTTATCTTCTATTGTGCCGCGTTGGGTATCTAAGTCATAAACAGTATAATATTTTTTTGCAAAATTTGTAACAAACCAATCCACTATTCGTAATGATATTTTGGTTTCGCCGTTAATAATAGACATCATTTTATTTAAACTTTCACGATTATTATAGAAATCCATAAGGTTTTTCATTAATAAATCATTTTGAGTATTGAGATTTGATGCACAATATAATGACATTTTTTGTATACAATACTATGTTTGTTTTGTTTATGCAGTTTTTCGTAAAATATATAATTTTTCGAAAAATTGATTCAAATGAAAAATATATTTTGTAATATAAGATAAATGAAAAAAACGGAATTATTAATCAAAAAATCTGAATTAATAAAAAAATGTAAAGAGTTTGGTATAAAAAATTATAGTTCTAAAAATAAATCAGAATTAATAGAAATGATAAATCAATTCGAATCAACATTGAAAAATATTTCTATTAAAAAAGATGAAATTATAGAAAATACATTTATACCTTTATCAAATGAAAATATACAAAACAATATAAATTATATTGATTTATGTTGTGGTATAGGTGGTTTTAGAATAGCAATTGAAAACTTCGAAAAAAATAATACAAAATACAAATTTAAATGTGTATTATCGGCAGACATAAAAGATGATGCATTAGAAACATATAATTTAAATTTCAACGAAAATAACCACAAATTGAATATATTCGATATTGATGAAATACCATCTTTCGATTTACTTTGTGCTGGGTTTCCTTGTCAACCATTCAGTTCAGCAGGAAATAAAAAAGGGTTCGATGATAATAGAGGTGGAATAATATTCAAAATTATTGATATATGTAAAAAATATAAACCTAAATTTGTAATACTCGAAAACGTATCTAATTTAATTACATTAGAGGATGGGAAACCGTTAAAAAGAATATGTGATGAATTCAAAAATATAAATTATTTCGTAAGTTATAAAAAAATAAATTCAGCTGATTTTGGTGTACCACAAAGTAGAGAAAGAGTTTTTATAGTTTGTTCCTTAGAAAAAATAGATATGGAAAATATAAAACATGTTGATCCAATCAAATCACTTAGTACTATTATTGACGTCAATGCAAAATATACTGATGTTGATGCAAATTTTGCAAATAAAATAATAGAATTACATTCAAATAAACCATTATTTGGATATAAAATTCAAGATAAACGTGGTGGTGAAAATAATATCCATTCGTGGGATATTGAGATAAATGGTAAAATAAATGATGAAGAAAAAAAATTAATGAAATTGATAATGACAGAAAGAAGAAAAAAACATTGGGCTGAAAAAAAAGGTATACCATGGATGGATGGAATGCCTCTTACTTATAAAGAAATTTGTACTTTTTATAATAATACAGAACTTAAAAACATGTTAGATAATTTGGTTTCCAAAAAATATTTAAAAATGGAAAAACCGAAAAGTTTGGTTTCAGGAAAAAGAGTATATGATAAAAATGGTGAAATTGGTTATAATATTTGTAAGGGCAAATTGAGTTTTCCAATTACCAACATATTAGATCCAAATTCTATATCACCCACTTTAACAGCAACCGATAGTAATAAATTAGCAGTTATTATAGATAATAAATACATAAGAAAATTAAATGATAATGAATTAAAATTATTATGTGGTTTTCCATTATCATTCAAAATTCCGAATGATGTTGACAAATATGATTTATTTGGTAATATGGTTGTACCTAATGTAGTAGAAGCTGTATTAAATTGCATATTTTGATTTTATAATAGTAAATTGATCATTTATTAGTTTTATTTTATTATCTTTATCTTCAATATGTGGACACTGTTTTATACATTTAATAATATTTTCAATAAATAATTGCGGTGTTTTATCATCTGAATACCATTTTTTTACACTATCTGGTCTAATATTATACCATACATTTTTTTTTACTTGCATTGATAATGGATATTTACCTGAATATGAAACTAATTTATATACTGGTAAATAATGAAATTTTACAATTTTTATTTCATTATTTTCTAGTATATATTCAAAAACTAAATATTGAGTGTTAAATAATTTTTTGTATACGCCATTTTCATTACATAATTGATTTACATAACTTGTAAAATTCCCAATATCGAAACCAGGAGATGTCATGAATACTTTTTGTTCAAATTCATATTGTTTATTCATTCCATAGTAATCTGGAGATGCCTGTTTTGGTCCTTCTTCAAAATCTATTAATTTTTCTTTTATGCATTCGAAAAATATATCTTCCAATATATCGCCCACTGCATTACAATTATCTATTACTATTGTTTTTTCCATAAATGTAGCGGTTATTTTTACACTTTGTCCTTCAAATGACTTACAAATTTCAATTAAACTATCAGTATTATTGTATTTTACAATAGGATCTAATTCCGGTGTTTCCATGTTTTTTTGTTATTAATGCTGTGATAACAAAAAATTCAATTTTTTATAAAATACATTGTAATTTACTACCTATACTCTTATAATAATAACCATTGTATGAAACATTTTTGTCCAATGCCTTTACTAAAGTAAGACAATCGGCATTAAGAAACACAAAGATAAGCACGCCTGTTGATTTTACATTTTTTAATTATTTTTATGCCGAGAAAATCGGCATTTGAAATGTTAAAAGGTGTAAAGCAATAATCAATAAATATAATACTTAGTTTTATATTTATTATCAATTATTAAATAAGTTTGTTATTAATTACGTTTAATTGGAGTATGCAACACCAGCCATACCACTCATGACACGAAGGACGTTGTAGTTGACAGCGTAGACTCTGACCTTGGCAGTGGCAGTTCCACCAACAGTTCCTGCAGAAAGAACAAGTTGAAGAACAGCGTTATCAATACGAGAGAAATTGCAGGAGCCGCTTGGTTGATGTTCCTCAGGTCTTAGAGCAAAGGAGTAAACGTTGATACCAGCATCAGGTGCGCGGGTGTGATGTTGGAATGGTTGGACAACATCGAAGTAGTTTCCTTCACGTTCAGAGAATCTGTCTTGGCCGTTAAGTTGAAGCTTAGCGGTGACGACTGGGTTCTCACCCCAACAGTGCATGTCAAGGGCAGTCTCAGAAAGAACGAATGTTCCAGCATCAGAGACAAGAGAACCTGCACCACTACCAGCACTTGAAGGAGCAAATGGAACGTATGCACTTGGTACAGTACCAGTTCCATCAGAAGCACCTGGAAGATCAAAAAGTCCAGATGAGTTGATGTATCCAGTTGCTGGGGTGACTTCAGCAGGTCCACCGAATGCAGCAATAGATGGAGGAAGAGCATCAATGGCATCAGTGTAGTTAAATGGTTGAGCACCTAGAGTTCTGAAAAGAGTTCCAGCAGCATCTAAAGATGAGCAGTAATCAACGTTGGCATCAGGTTGAACAACCCAGATAAGCTCCTTGCAAGGGTGGTTGAAGTTAAGCTTGATCTTGTTGGATGATGATCCGACTGATTCATCACCAGTGAATTGAAGTTGTTCAATAAGGTATTCGTGTGGGTTTTGTGCCATCTTTCTGCGTTCATCAGTATCAAGGAAGATGTAGTCAACATAAAGGGAAGCAGCAACAAGGGATTGTTGGTAAGCTTGGGAGACTGATTGAGTTCCAGAGGTTGCAGCAAGATCACCGACAGCCCATAAGCACTCACCAATAGGACGGAAATCAATGTTGATCTTGACTTCGTGGTATTGAAGAGCAATTAATGGAAGAGCAAGTCCAGGGTTTCTGCAAAACCAGAAAAGAAGAGGAATGTAAAGGGTAGTTTCTGGAAGAGCGTTTCTTGGAGCGCAAACTTGGGATGGTCCACCAGCTGCAGCACATGGTCCAGAGACGTTGGCAAAATCAGGATCAATCATGTAGGTTAGTTGAGTGGTGTTACCAATCATCTTGAAGTATCCACGTTGTTGTTCAGCAGACATGGTAAGTTGATTCCAGATGTGCATCCAGTCACCGTATTGACGATCAATTCTTTGACCTCCAATTTCAACTTCAACTTGAGCAATGATTTGTTCACCAATGTAGTTTAACCAACGAGCATAGACGTTACCGTTAGCACCTTTCATCGATTGGTTAATCTCAGGAAGAGTTAATTGAAGGTAAGTTTTGTAGGCAAGATCACCATTACGGGAGATGGTGCAGGTAACACGACGTCCGAAGTCGGCTTGACCTGAGAAAGTTTGCTCAATTGATTCCATAGCAAAGTTAGTATGGCGTCTGTATGACACCTTCCAGAAAGTGATTTCAGGGGTTCCAGTAAGGAAAACATCTTGTGCGCCATAGGCGACTAATTGCATTAGACCTCCAGCCATATCTTATGATATTTATAGACTATACAAAGAAAATAATTTGGAAAAAATACCTAAATAATTAATTAATTTTTTAAATAATAGTAAAAAAATTATTATTTTACTATTATACATAATATCACTAGAAATAATTTTTACTAAATATTATTGGTCCTGGATATTTTTGAATATTTTTACGTAATATTATCGAGGCTGATACATACTCAAATATGATGATAAATTATTTACTTCTTCGCGTTCGCCAGTTACATACCTTAAACATACACCCAAAACGTCACCATTATAACATACCGTCAATCTAGGAGCATTATTGGATAGACTAAAACCCCATCTTTGTTCTTTTATATATTCATATGTATATATTTTTATCTCGTGTCTAAGGATACCTTTATATCTTCTTTCACCATCTTCACATACAATATAATTATTAAAATACATTGATACATTAAAATTATGTTCTCGAACTGTTTGTGGTAAATCCATATTATTTTTAATATGTCTATCTATTTCAGTTGCAATATTATTTTTATCACATTTTACAAAGAGACTTCTTATTTTTAAGACAATTTTTGATTTACCTTTAACACGTGACGATATTTCGGGAGCTTTATTATAACAACCTAAATCATCTTTTAATATTTTTTCCGCAGTAGCATTATTATATTCTTCATTATATTCAGGATGAATTTCACCGGTTTTTGTATTTATTATATTGAATTTTTTGTTTTCACTATTTTTTTTTATATTACTTTTTTTAATGTTTGTTTTAGTTATTGATAAATCATTTTGTATAAATGATAAATTATATGTATCATCTTGGTTATGTGCAATAATTAAAGCATTCACCCAATCATTATTATGCTTATATTTTACACTATCATCTACCAACCAATGATCCCGTGTTACTGGTTTTTTTTGCCAATCATCATTCAGATAATCACTGAATTCAATTTCTTTTGCAGCTAATTGAAATGTCTTCAAATGTCCATATACGCGAATAGGTTGGAATTCACCGTATTTAGTAGAATAATGTGCAACGCGTAATTGTGCTTGAGCAATAGTACCGTAGCTAGCAGAAGGTCTATAATCATGTATTGCAAAAACTCGGTCATGAAATTCCCATTCAGTTGATCTTGTACTAGTTTGTTCATGAACAATCATGGTCAATTTATCACTGTTTTTATTATCCCAATAATTTTTATTACTCCAGTTTACAGTTTCATATGAAATATTCTGATTATTATTTGTATATTTGGATAAATCTGTTTTATCAGCTATAATATTTACATCAGCTAATTCTGGGAATAAATGTGAATTATTCAAGAATTCTTCTATCGATCGATTATTTCTTTGTGAAGTCCTTTGTGAATTTTTATATATTTTATATGTCAATCGTAAAACAATAACATGTCTTATTTTTTTTTTAGAAATTTTTTCATTTTTTTCAGCTTCAGCAATATTATTTTCATTTTTGTATTTGTGACATAGATATGTAGCTTCAGCTTTTTCTATATTTGATATTCTTATATTATTTTTTGCATCTGCAATAATTTTTTTTCCTTGTTCTGATAATACATAAACATCATTTTCTTTTTTGAAAAATGGGTATGCATTTTCAACCAAACCTTCTGATAAAAACTTTTTAGCACCACAATATGTATCAGGTGGAACATAATACAATCGAATACCTTGTTCGTAAATTCCTCTGATGAGATTTTCATCTTCCTCACTTTGAGTTATATCTTGTGAAAATAATACTTCTTCTGGAGTTGCACTATATAATATAGTAAAAATATTTATGTTTTCTTTTATACTATTATAAATAATTTGTAAATTTTGCCTTAATCCTGTACCATAATCACATTCATCAGCATGTAATATTATTTTTATACCTTGTGAAACCCTATTATTTATATATCTTAAAGTTTCTTTTGCAGACTCATTAGATATTATTGAAAATACTTTCAAATTATGGGCTTCTAATTCACGCCGTTGGCTTTCATCTGCTTTTCTATGGAATGCAGATATGAATACATGTTCTCGTATTCTAAACCCTTTATCTCTACTAGCAATATATTCAACTATTTCTCTTTTACCCGATTTAACTTCTCCATGTATCAATACACGTCGAATATCATATTCCTGACATTCAATCAAAGGTATTATTTTAGAGTCTACAAATTCTGTCATATAATTTCTATATTTTTGAAATTGTGCAACTGCCCATGGTTTATTTGGATTTGTTAAAACACTTCCTCCAACTATTAATGCACTGACTGCAGAAATAAATAGCGACATTTTGTTTTTATTGAATTTTATAAAAACTAATTATAAAATTCAATTTTTTCATAAAGGGAAGACATTTGATATCTGAAATTGTAACAAGTAATATGTAATATGTAATATTTACATTTTTTCGAATTTCCTTCTCTACTTGATTGGTATTTTTTCAATGTTTTATTTTTTTTCTCTAACACATTTGAAATCTGATATATGTTGACATTTTTTAGTATTTATGCATTTTTAGTATCTAAGATGTCTTTAAAAAATTCGATATTAAAAATGTTTCTAAATAATTTTCTTGGAAAATTTCACGACGATTTTCATGTTTTTTTGTAAATATATAAGAATCGTCGGATTTTTTGATTGTCCATCCTTGGTCAAGAGCATTTTGAATAAAAATCATTATTTTGATTTGTTTTTTTGATAATTGAGTAGATTGATCAGTAAGTATTTCAAGATTTTTAGCAGACATTTTATATATTTTTAATATACTCCTTTTCAGTGGTATTTACGAATTTTATTGATAATATTATATAATCATTATATAAATAATGACAATTATAAATTTTAATGATGATGCCGCTAAATTTTTATTATTAAATATAATCGCGCATGATCCAATACATGATTATAATGATTTTAATTCAGAAAGATGGTTAAAAAATCAAAAATATTTGGAAAAAATGGGTCAAATATTTGGTGGTACAAAATATCGTACTACAACAATTACTAAAGCAAAATCTCAAACTCAAAAAATTGTTAAACCACAATCAAATACTATATTCTCATTTCCAGGCAAGTCATATAAATTAGATCCAAAAAAGGAAAAAAACATATCAGTAAAAAAAAGTATAAGAGGATCAACAGTACTATCTAGAATAGCAAGAGAAGAAAGAAGTCGTATTATAAAAACCAAAAGATTAATAATGAATATGGAAAACACTGTATATTTAGAAGAATATTTTGATCATATTAAAAATCAAGTTATTTTAAATGCTGTGGAATTTATATTTTTCAATAAATTGATTAAACAGAATACAATGGTTACAATACCTGTGTCAGATATATTTTTTATTTGCTATGATAATACATATGTAGATGCTAACAATGAAGATTCTTTTCAAAAATCGACAGATGGTTTAGATTCGTCATTTGAAAACATAAATTCTGTTAATAGATCTGCAAAAAAAATCCAAGCTAAAATAATTGAAATTATTGCAACAGATTTTCATTTTTTTGCAAAACATTGCTTAGAAATAGTTTTTTTTAAGGATATGTATCATTTAATCGAATGTTTGAATAATTATTTATTAACTGAACGAATAGAAACTATAGTGAATGAAAATATTGAAAATGGCGATATTAGTTTTGATGATGAAATGGATTATAGTGATAGTGATTTCTATGGAGATGATGAAATGGATTATAGTGATAGTGATTTCTATGGAGATGATGAGGCTGGTGATGATGATGAATATATGAATGGCGGAGCAAAAAAAATTTTATCAACGGATAATCAAAAATTTATAAATGAAATAAACGAATACTGGGAAACAATTAAAAATGATAGTGATTTTATTAATATTTTTAACAATGATGATTTAATTATCGGTTATACTGGTTATAACGATAAAAGAACAATAATAATAAATAAAGTTATTGAAATTTGTCAAAATAATGGAATAGAATCAAAAGATCAAAAGTATTTAAAATCTAACATGGAACGATTATATCCAAGTCAATTGAAAAGGAAACCCAGACAGCCTTCTAATTTACAAGATAGAATAAAAGAAGCCATTAATTTTTCTATAATCGATGCAAAAAAAATTATTCAAGAAGATGCAGAAAAAGCTAAAGAAAAGGCTGAAAAAGACGCAGCAGCCGAAGCTAAAGGTGACTTGACCAGTGATGAAAAAAAAAGAGTTGATAATTTTATGAAATTTATAGCTAGATTTGGTTTATGGTCAATGGGAATTTGTACGTTAGATGGTTCTAATGATGCAAGGCAAGCTCAAAGTGGTACTGATCCATTATTATTAAAAGAAATTGATTGTTTAAAAGCAATAGCAGCATGGCCAGGAATGCAACCACAACTAAAAAATGTAGATTTAGATAAACGTATAATTACTAATTTTTATAACTTTTATAGAGAAAATGGTGGTCTAATAGACGAAAAATCTGCACCATGCAATACTACTAATAAATACATTATAAATAATGCAGCTTTTATTGGTAAATTACAAAATAAAGTATTTTGTCCAACATCGTCTATAGTAGATGCTATGACATCAACATGCAGTTGGAATATGACACAAGATTATGGAATTGAATCAGGAAATGTTGATTACACTATAAGATCAAATTCAGGTAATTTTAGTTATCAAGGAAAAACAACCTTTGTAGAAGACCCAATCAAAACTAATCGTATTATACCTGCTACTAAAACTACTGAATTTATTGAAAGTAAATTAATTGCTACTTTGCCTAATGGAATTGTAATTGAAGGTACAAAAATAATTAACGTTCCTAAATCTATAGAATTAAAAGCTCATGTAGCTTTAAAAAATACAATGATTGTTGTTATTGAACAAATGTATAATTTAATAGACGTTAATAAAGGAGGTACAGCAGGTTATTTTTCAACTGGAGAAATTTGGAGTAAGTTATTTTATTATGGCGTTAATGAACCAAACTATCAATTCTTCAAAAATTTATTTGCAGAACTATTATTCAAAGGTCGTGGTGATTTAGATCAAGAAATGAATGCCGCAATAAAAAATGGCGCATATACTACTACACAATTGAACTATACAAAAATAAATATTGAAACGTTTAAAAATGATGGAGATGCAATTCGTTATTTTGTTGCGAATGATCGTCCATCAGCATGTAGATTTATGTATATATTAAAGAATGCTCCTGATGATAAAGTTAACAAAAGAGCATTTGGTGGTTATTTTTCAAATATTAACAAGGTTTTAGTAAAACGTAATAACGATATTATCCCTTGTTCAACAATAAGAGGTGGACGTAACATATCAAAAACTAATAAAACAAAAAAGAAAAAAAAATCAAAAACATCAATAACCGGGTTTGTTATAAAAACAAATAAAAAAACCCGTAAAAACAAATATTTCCCATTATGAAGATAATTTATCAAAAAACTTACATAAAAAACATCAACTATTAATATCTATAAAAATCCAAAATCAAAAAACTAAAATGTCGACTATAAATCAAAAAAATCAACAAAATAATAAATCTATATCCAATACAATTGATGAAAAACATACTGAAATGTTAAATCATTTTCATGAAATTGAAACAATAACTATACCTAATCTCCAAGCAGAAAAAACTCGTCTAAAATCTATTATTCCTACATTGAAGGACAATCAAATCGACGAATATATGGATATACGTGATAAAATTAACGACATACGTTCTCAAATTCGCTGCCTTAAATCTCAAAAAAAAATGTATTTATTGGACAACTCTAAATACATTTTCGATTATTTTGAACAAAAAAAACAGATATCTAATTCATCCAATACTACCAATCAAAATACAAATGTTCTCAATTCTTTTTTTAAAATTCGTTCAAATACATCCAATCCAGAATCATCAAATCCGAATAGTGATAAATATTCACAATCAAAAAAAACCTATCAAAATTACTGGCGTAATGTTAATAACGAAATTACAAACATACAGGATTTTATCATATCAAGTGATGTTTGTGAAATATGTCATAAAGGAGAACTTATTCCACAAGATGAAGAGGGTATCATGATTTGTAACAATCCTGGTTGTGGAAAATTTATTACTTATATAATTGATAGTTCAAAGCCCACTAATAAAGAGCCACCAAATGAAGTTTCTTATACTGCATATATTAGATTGAATCATTTTAAAGAAATATTATCTCAATTTCAAGCTAAAGAGACTACACAAATCCCTGAAGAAGTTATTGAAGCGATCAAAGCTCGTATTAAAAAAGAACGTATAAAAGATATGTCCTTAATAAATTATGATAAGATGCGTGAAATATTACGTAAATTAGGATTGAATAAATATTTCGAACATATACAATATATAAATTCATTATTTGGTATTAAACCACCCATTATGAATGAGGAATTACATGAGACACTTTGTGTACTTTTTATTGAGATCCAAAAACCATGGGCTGTACATTGTCCAGCAAATCGCACGAATTTTTTCAATTATACATATACATTGTATCAATTATGTGTTTTATTAGATCAAACACAATATTTACCGTATATTCCTATGATGAAAGATCGTGAAAAACAATTAGAACAGGACATGATATGGAAAAAAGTATGTAATGATTTAGATTGGGAATTTTGTCCAACTGTTTAGATAATATCTCATTATTATTTATAGTTTCTAATAATAATGAGTGATTTTTGTAATAAAGAAGAAATAAAAGAAAAATTAGATTCAATAAATAAATTAACAAATAAGCGAAATCCGTCAGATAATGAAAAGAAAAATGCTAAAAACGCAGAAACAGATTTGGAAAAATACAATAAAGAATGTATAAATAATGTTTTATGTAGTGATGAAACATTTTTGAACCTTAGAATTCCTGCTTATTTACACCTTTTAACATTTCAAACGCCGATTATTTATAGACACTTTTATAAATAATTACTTGTATATTTTCTTTACTTTTCTTGTTTTATTTTTTGGAACATATTTTTCAGGTCGTTCATAAGCACCCTTAAATATATTTTCATATTTTTCTTTTGGTATTTATCTGTTTCTGGTGCGTATGGGGGGTCAAGATACACATAATCATTTGGTTCAACAAAAACAAAGCGGTTTTATCAAATTTCTTAAGAATACAAAATATTTAGTTCAATATAAGATTTATTTTCAACATCTATCTATATATATGCCAATAATACATCATTTTCTACGTGACCATTTAATGTAGTAAATTTATAATCTTTATTTATTTCCATAATTTTATTCATAATTTCTTTTAAAAAATTTATATCACCATAACTATTTTCGCCCCATGGAAATGGTTCTTTAATAATTCTTAAATCATCTACCATAATAATGTGATCTTTTCTATCTAATGATTTAATAGCTTCCAATTCATCAAACAAAGGACATCGTTTTTTGAAATTGTAAATATTTTGATTATCTACGTGAGCATCTAAAAAAAACATTGTACGATTTTTAAATACATCATTATTAATATAATCTTTCATATTAGTGCTATCATCTAATATTAAATTATATCTACCTGTTTTAATATCTTCCTCAAAAATTTCTAGCCCTAAACTAACCCAATCCGGACGGATTTCAATACAATACACTTTTTCAAAACCACTTCTCAATGCCATTTTACTTGAAACATCTGTACGTGGGTCCCATAAACCTGTTTCAAAATAATTAATACAATTATATTTCAATCTTATTTCTTCCAAATCAAAACTTATCGGCATCTTATGTAACAATTTATTATTGTCTTTTTAACTGTTTTTATTAATAAATAATATTATATATATCAATATATCAAAATTAGAATTTATTATAATTTTGATACATTAAATAATATTTTTTTACCGAATCAAACATTGTCATTATCACTCATCTTCTCCTTACGTTTCATATAAGCACGATGTCTATATTCTTTTAATTTGTCAGGATTCTCTTCTTTCAATCGATTTAAATATTGCTTTGCATTTTCTTTTACACGTTCCTTGTTTTTTTCATAATATTTACGATGACGTTCATTATTTGTATATTTCTCTAATTTAGTTTTTAGTCTCTCAATTTCTGCTTCTAAAGAAGCGATTTTTTCATCTCGGTTGTCCATTTTATATTATAAAAACAATTTTTTCCTAAATATTAAACGTAAAAACAACAATAATTATTCATCTCAAATATTTTGTTTGCATCAATTCTTCTGTAAAACATATTATTGATTTCAATTTCTTATCGTATAATTTGATTATCTTCATTTTTTTTTCATCTGAAATTGATTCAATAAAATCTATATCTTCTGTACTCAAATTTTTATTATTTTCTATATTTTTCATCAATTTATCAAACATTTTATCAAAAATTATATTTTTTTTATTAGTTGGATTTTTTCTATTATCTATACACAGAATCAATTCATTGTTGCAGTTCATTGTATATATTATTAATATATACAATTTTATATTTTTATATCATTTACATTGGGAATTTAACTAGGTTCAAACCTAGACCAAGACCTGCGCCATTTCTTGCTGAAGCACCCATGGATGGAATGAATACATCAAGAATACTGAATGCAGCAGCAGCAGTCAATGCAATGATGATAATTTCTTCAACATTTAATGGTTTGCGAGGAACAATTGTTGCAACGACAGCAACAACTAGACCTTCAATTAAATATTTAATAGCGCGCTTAATAAGCTCAGTTAAATCGAACACTCCTGACATTCTATTAATATAATATATATCAACAAAATAATTTATTTGTAAAATTGCTAAATATTAATTTATTATCAAATTACTTAAATATAAAAAACATAATAAAATTATAAAATGAGTTTTGAAAAAAAAATTCTTCCAAACGGCAAAAAAAATCCTAAATATATCGATTTATGTGATGAAGATCCACCAATTGCTGGACAAAAATTCGCATGTATTTCTTTTGTTTCACCTGAAAAAACTCTTAAAAAACGCGAAGTCTATTTATTTGAACAATTTATTAAACAATGGGAATTTTCTAAATCTATGGAAAGATATTTCGATTTTGTACATTTTATTGCATATAAATATAATCTAAAAATAGAGACTTTGATTGATGATTTCAATGATTTTGTAAAAGAAGAAACCGATAAACTAAAAAAATCAGGTATTGAAGATGATTATAAGAATTTCATGGATAAACAAGAAGAAAAATTAAATGAACAATTCAATCGAGAACATTCATTCCAAACATCTGTTAGAGGATTAAAAATACGCGGTGTTTTTCCAACTCAGGAAGAAGCTGAAATGAAATGTAAAAAATTACGTGAACAAGACCCTAATCACGATATTTTCGTCGGTCCAGTAGGTATATGGATACCATGGGATCCAGATGCTTATAAAACTGGTCGCGTAGAACATTTGGAAGAAGAACTTAATGCACTTCACAAAGAAAAACTTAAAAATGAAGAAATGGCTAGGAAAGAATTTGAAGAACGTGTACGTGAAACCAAAAAGAAGGCTATTATGGAGAACATTGAAAAAGCAAAGAAAAGTGGTAATGTTTTAACACAAACTATTGATGAAGAAGGTAACTTAGTTGGTGTAAAAGAAACCGTTAATTTCGAAGAACGTGAAGTTGAAGATGTAGAAACAACTCAATTACGCAATGAATTATTAGTCAAAAATATCATCGAAAATGAGATCAAAAAAAACAATGATAATACAAACGATTCTGAATAAAAATACCATCCAATGATAAAAATAATATAACAACTCATATTTATTTTTATAATATTTATAATAATAACATAAAAACAACCCTCCTTTGAAATATAAGTGTGGGTAATATGAACACTTTTTTGCAAATACTTCACAAACAATGTGCTAATACAAATGAATTATATAAAATATCAGTTATAAACAATAAAGAAAAATTTAATATGGATCTAACAACAACTACATACAATTGTGAATTAAATTCATCTATATTAGAATATTCTGATAAATTAATAATTATAACATTCAATATTTTGTTACTGACACCTATTTATAATACTAAAACTAAATTCAATTTCTTGACTTCAATAAGAGATAATATGTTTTACGATGATTCAGTGAAAAAAATGATATACAAAATTTTCAATGAAGTTCAAAAAAAATATCATATACTAAATCGTTTAGTTTATCGTTATAAATATTCTAAAGCACCTATAGCAATTGATAATGACCTTTCATTAACAAAAATAAATGATTCGAATAAAAATGTAATTTCTATTTTACAAAATAATCAAAAATATTTATTTACATTATTCGATTTAAAGAAGATTATTGACAGTTCATTATCAAATTCACCTAATCATTTTTCTCATCCATTACCTATTAAAAATCCTTATAATAATTTACCTTTTGATAAATCGGTATTATACAATATTTATTTTTTTATGAAAAAAAGTGATTTTGTTATTCCTACATTATTTCATCTATATTTTATTAGCAATTTCAATCTATCTAAATTTCAAGAAGAAAACGAAGTAAATATACAAAAAGTTCATTTGAAACAATATTTGCATAATTTATCAAAAAAAGAGGCAAAATCTGAAATTATATATATGTTGAAACAAAACAAATATACTACAAAAATAAAAATAGATGCAGAATTTCCAACTTACAAACTAATAGAAATATTTAAACCTTATTTGGAATTATATTATACACAAAATTACTCTATTGACTTAAATGCAAGAACAATGGCAAAAAATGAACTGTATACAAAATTAAAAATTTTTTACAATTTTAATCCTATTTTCGGTCGTAGATTTGTTTCAAATAATATAAATAAACAAAAAGAAAAAATTACGATAAACGATTATCATATAAAATTTGATAAAAAAGATTACAACAAAAACTATGAGTTATCACATATGACTTTATTTGATAATAACAATGAGAATTCTGAAAGTGATAATGAAAGTGATAGTGACAATAATAATTATATTTTCCGAGTATAATGATTATAATTGCGGGGTATATACATTGTATATACAATATATTTACCATTTATTTTTTTTCACATTGATAGCTGGGCCTTGTCTCTTCTTGGCTTTACTCGGATCATAAGCATCATCTTCATCATCTGATCCCATATTTTTCGATATTTCCCAAAATTCTTTAGAACCCAATTTGAAATCTGGATGACTTTCTGCTTTATACCAAAATATTTGATCATTCAATTTATTCGACTTTGCATTATTATTTATAACCAAACATTCATAATTTTCAGTAGTTTGATCCATCACTGCACAAAATGACTCCATAGTTGGAAACATACTTGCATAATTTTCCCATATTCTTTTACGATTTGTCAAATAAGGTTCTCTCAATATAAAAACATAATCAATATTAGTTCTTAAATTAGGTGGTATACCTAATGGATACTGCATAGTAATTATCAACATTATTTTCCAGTGACGACCATTCATAAATAAAAGACGCATGATTTTATCTCTTGTCCATGTTTGATCATATAAACAATCATCTAAAATCACAAATGCTCTAGGATCTATTGTAGTTTTTCTATACATTTCTATTTCTTTATTTACTTGTTTCAATACTGTTTTTTGACGACGTAAAATGTTCTCGATTAATACTGTATTATATTCTTCATGAATAAACAATTTAGGAACATGGGCTGCATAAAATCCATTACCCGCTTCTGTTCCAGATATTACTGTACCTATCGGTATATCTTGGTGATAATATAATAAATCTCTTACCAAATATGACTTACCAGTATCACGTCTTCCAATCATTACTATAACTGGTCCTTTATTTTCATCTGGTTTAAATGTAATTTCTCTCATATTGAATTTCTTTAATTCAAGTGTCATTTGTATTTAGTATATCAATATATATTTTGTATATATTGATTAACGCAAACAAATAAAAATTAGTTTAGAAAGATAAATAAAAAATATAACAACCACTTATACTTGTTTTATTTTATAAAAAAATGAAATCTAGCGAAATCCCTAAATTCAAAATTGATTATCTTAATACAAAAATTATTGATACAAGTTATTTAGAGAAACAATATATTCCATCTGAGGAGGATATTAAAATTAATTATAATCCATTTCATTTAGATAAAATACAATGTTATTATCCTTCATATGATTTGTTTTTCAAATTGTCTGAAGAAAATTATAATACTATTGGTCTTAATCATAAATATTGTAT